ATGTTTGAAAGGTACTTGACGAGCCTTAGAATTAGTGGGCCAGGAAATGTCGCCATCCGAAGGAGCTAGTCATGGGTTATGGGTACGCGCCGACTAAGGCGACCATCATCACGAATACATCAGCCCAGACTGGCCGATTCGTCAAAATCATGGCGCTTGAGGATTCGGTCATCGCATCGATGACATCCTCTGCGATCACTGAAAACGGATCGTCAACGATCAATGCGATCAACTTCAATACGTCTGCTTGTATTGAGGGCCTTGAGATTACGAGCATCACGCTGACGAGCGGCACTGTCGTTGCTTACGAAGCCTGATGAGCATTGCTAAAGCTCTAGAAAAAGTGGCCAGCAAGGTCATCGGCAAACTTGGCGGTGATGTGACGATTCGTTACGTTTCTGCTGGTGCTTATAACACCACGACTGGCGCGATTACTGAAACGATCAGCGACACCAACATCAAAGGTGTGCTTGAGGACGTTAATGCTCGCGAGGTGAATGAGCTTGTCCAAGCTGGCGACAAAAAGCTGACGGTTGCTGCGAATGATCTTGCAACGGCTCCTGAGACCAAGGATCGCGTTGTGATTGGCAGTGTTGTGCATCAAATCATCCGCGCTGAAACGATTGAGCAGGACAACACGGCTGTGGTTTATGAGCTGACCTTGAGGGCATAGCCATGGCGAGAAAGATCGAGCTGAATCAAATTGGTAGCTTGCTTGATCATCAGGTGCAAACTCTGGTCAAAGCAACAACGCTTGAAGCAACCAAAAGATTGAAAGAAAAGACGCCAGTCGATACAGGTAGGCTTCGCAATGATTGGAAGCCCGATCTTTCAGAGCCTTACAAAGGGGAAATTAGAAACACGATGGAATATGCAGAGCCTGTTTGCTATGGCACGAATCTGCCGCCAAGTTGGAAGGGCAGATATCGAACAAGACAGGAAGTGGTGCCAGGCTTCCCTGATTTAATCGCTAAAGAGCTTGAGCCTTGGATTAAGACAGAATACAAAAAGATCGTGAGGAGTCTTTGATGGCTGCTGCTGACCTCAATGCAATCAGGGCAACGATTGAAGGCCGTTTAGCAACAGAGCTTGCTGGCAGTCCAGTCGTTCCGGTTGTGTTCCACAATATGGCGTATGAGCCAACGCCAAGCTCTTCATGGGTTCAATGCCTTGTCAGTTTTGGCGCTGGCGAATACTTGGGGCAAGGGCTTACAACTAATTCACAAAATCGCATTGTTGGGCTGCTTATTGCTAACACGTTTAGCCCTCAAGGTGTAGGGCCTGGCGACAATTACACCATCGCCAAGAGGATCCGCGATCTATACAATAGGGTTATCGTGTCGGGGGTTTACTTCGACGCTGCAACAGGTCCAGAGGTTCTAGCTTCGGCTTCTCCCGAGGGCTATCTTCAAACACAGGTCCGTGTGACCTTTGAATACATCGAGGAACTCTGACCAATGGCCATTCTGCGAGGCGAACAAGGATCGGTTCAGTTTGACGCTGCCGGAAGTACCAACGCAACGATCGTTGGAACACGCAGCTGGTCACTGACCATCACCAAAGAGACTTTGGATGTCACTGATCATGGTGACACTTTCCGCGCAAATGTCGGCAGCCTGATTTCTGGTTCTGGCACTGTTGAGCTGGTTTATGACCCAGACGCAACGGGGCAAGCCGGATTTCTTGAAGACGTCGTAACGACTGCTGATCCGGCAGACGCGACGTTCGAGCTGTTTACGACTGGTAGCACTACCGGCACTGACAGCGTGAGCTTTGCAGGGATTATCACCGACATGGAGATCAGCTCCACTGTGGGCGAGCTTGTGATCGTGAGCTGCAGCTTTGTTACCAGCGGCGCGATCACTTCTAATCTTGAGTGATAAAGCTATAGTTTGAGCGATTGAGTTATTTACTGAATGCCTGCTCAAACTCGCACCGTTGATCTGTTGGTTGAGGCATTTGACCTCAACCAACGGCGCAAGTTTGTTTTGAAGAATGAGGCGGGCAAGCCGATCGTTGACTTGTACTTCAAGCCGATCACCCGCGCTGATCGTAAAAAGGCTCAGAACCTGTCTGGAACGGACGAGGCATTGGACATCAGCACACAGATGCTGTGTCAAATGGCGGAGCTTGAGGATGGCACCAAGGCGTTTGCTTCGGCTGATGCGGCCAAGCTTCATCGGAAGCTGCCCGAGTCTGTGTTGAATGAACTTGAGTTGTTCTTGTTTGGCGTTGGTGATGACGCTCAGTTTGACGAAGCAAAAAACGACTGAAGCAGGACAGCTGGCTCTACTTTGAGTTTTTTCTGGCCTGCGAGTTAGGGATGACGGTGAGCAAGCTTCGCACTGAGCTTACGGATGCGGAGCTTGTTTATTTTGCTGCGTTCTATCAAGTGAAGGGTGAGCAGGAGCAAAAGGCAATGGATCGCGCAAAGATGCGGCGGCGGTAAGATTAAAAGATCGAGCGGCGTGTCATGGCTGAAACCAGCATTCTGTTTAAGGTTGAGACCGCTGACGCTAATAAGAAGGTACGTCAACTTGAGCAAGAGGTTGCCAAGCTAGAGCGGACTGTTGCCAGAACCGGTGGCACGACGAAAACCACTGGTTCTGCTTTTAAGGGTGTTGGATTAGGGGCAAAGGCTGCTGGTGTTGGCGTCAAAGGCTTTGGCGCGGCTTTAAGTGCAGCGCTAGGGCCTCTTGCTGCAGTTGCAGCGGCTGCTGGGAGCTTGACCCAAGCATTTGATGTCTTAAGGCAACAAGATTTTGCAGAAGCTAAGGTTCGTTCTCTTGGCGTAAACAGCGAAGAGTTGACGGCACGTTTGTCGGACGTTAGTCGCGAGCTATCTGGTCAGGCCAGTGTTGTTGGATTGACCGCTGCTGCGTATGACGTTGCGTCGGCAGGTTTTACAAATGCGGCTGACGCGGCAAACATTTTAAAAGCTGCTAGTCAGGGCGCTACGGGTGGATTTAGCGACATCAATACGGTTGGCGACGCAACTACTTCTGTTTTGAATGCATACGGATTAGAAGCTGATAAAGCAGCCAAGCTCGTCGATGGATTTATTCAAACTCAAAATGACGGCAAAATTGTCATCGGTGAGTATGCGGCAAACATTGCAAAAGTTGCTCCGGTTGCAGCGGCATTGAGTGTGCCTTTGGAAGAGGTCAACGCTGCTGTGGCGCAGATTACAGCAGGAGGCCAAGTCGCGGAAGTCACGTTCACTGCACTGAAGACTGCCTTTGCGCAAATTGCTGCTGGCAAGGTTGGAAAAGAGCTTGAGGCTTTTGGGATAACAGTTAATGCATCAACGCTGGCGTCTGAAGGATTGGCGGGAACGCTTCAAAAGATCAAAGATTCAGGGGCAGATGCTGGCACGGTTATCAAGGCATTTGGAACGGAAGCCGGGCCATCAATTTTGGCGCTTTTGAATGACACTGAAAAATACAATCAATTACTGAAAAATCAAGTCAATGCGCAAGGTGCCGCCGCGAAGGCTGCTTTTGAGGCTTCGGATACGATCAATGGTCAGCTAACTCGTTTATCAACTGCGTTTCAGAATATCTTTGCGGATCAATCAGAGTTAGGCGAGCTGATTAAAAACGTTTTCAAGGTTGCGGCTGTTACGGTCGAAGCTTTTGGTGCTGCGCTGAAGGTTTTGGCGGCACCTGCCAGGGCGATTCATGCAGCCGTAACTGAAATTGGCGAAGCCATCGCTAGTGCGCTTGGGGTGACGGGAATAAATGTTGCGATGAAATTAGAGGAAGGTTTTCAGAAATATTTATCAACACTGGTTGATGTTGGCAATTTTATTGTCGGCCTAGGCAAGCGAATTGGTCAATTCCTTGGCGCGCAAGTTGCTAGAGCAATCAATGCTGCGCAGTCAATTAGAAATGGAATTTTGAACGCTTTTGGCGGAGTATTTGAAAGGGTTGGTTCGTTTATTCAAAAGGCTTATATGATGATCCCCAAGCCAATTAGGGATTTTTTAGAAGGTGCGGCGACAGGGGTGCAAAGTTTTATTTCTGAAACAACTGCAATTGGCAAAGGCGTAACAACAGGTGATAGCGGCGGCGTGGCCCCAAGCTTGACTGACCTTGGCGGCGGGGGGTTATCGGCTGGCGGCGGCGCTCAAGCCAAAGGCGCCAAGCAGCAAGTTGACATGAGCGAAAAATTGCTCGAATTAAAAAGAGCAATGCGAGCAGCCGACGAGGCGGGCAATGAACGAGAGCTTGCAACGTTGCAGCTTATGATTCAGCGTCAAGAAATTATGGAAGGCACGTTAACAGGAAATAAAAAAGCAAATGCTTTAGAGGATGCAACGCATAGATTCAGGCAGCAAATTTTTGCTATTGACAAAAGGATTGCAGATCAGCGCGATAAGATGCATGAAGATGCGCAGCGGCAGTTTAAGGAGTTTGCTGAGGCAGAGCGTGACGCAGCGCAAAAGCGTCTTGAGGCTGACCCTGGTTATCAAATGAAACAGCAGCTTGAAGAAACACTCAAGCTGCAAAATCAGGTTGCTGCTGGTGCAACTGCAATTGGCAATGCTTTTGGCAATGCATTCCGTGATGTAATCACCGGAAGCAAGAGTGCGAACGAGGCTTTAGCGGACATGATGTCTGCCGTTGCTGAGCACTTTATGAATATGGCAACGCAAATCATTGCGCAGCAATTGGCAATGATTTTGTACGGCACGATTATGAAAGCGCTTGGCGTTTCGCTGCCTAGCGCTACTGGCGGCGGCGGGCCTTTGCCTGGCGCTGAAATGTTTACCGGCGGCTTTAAGCTTGCGCCGTTTGCAGAGGGCGGCTTTGTTAACCGCCCAACCAATGCTCTTATCGGCGAAGGCGGGGAACCTGAATATGTCATCCCTGAAAGCAAGATGCGCGAAAGCATGGCGCGTTATTCGCGCGGTTCACGCGGCGCTTCTGTTATCCCTGGCGGCGATGGCGACGCAACAACAGGCGAAGGCGGAATTGCTGTTGCCGCTCCAATTGATGTTCGCTACACAGTGGAGCGGATCAATAGCGTCGATTATGTGACGGCAGATCAGTTCCAGCGCGGAATGCAAAGTGCTGCAACGCAAGGCGCAAAGCAGGGTGAGCAGAATACGCTGAAGCGACTGCAAATGAGCAGCAGCACTCGTAAGAGGTTAGGAATGTGACTCAGTACGCTTTCGGTCATGCCCTGCGAATTAAGTCACAGGGCGAATTGCTTTATCGCTTCCAGAACTTTTTCATCAATCAAAACGCAACACACGCGGGCGCAAGTTATGACTTTGTTCCGTTTGGCTTTTCAGGCGTTACGGTCAATCGCACGGGTGATGGCCTTGAGTCATCCTTGGTTTTCCCCAACAATGACTTGACCCGTGCCTGGTCAGTCAAATCGATCCAAGAGTATTGGATCATGGAAGTCGATGTCTTGATCCTTGATGAGGACAACGCAAACGGCAGCCACACGCTTGTCCATAGTTACGTTGGTCAGGTTACTGGCGATCAATGGGATAACGTCTCGTTGAACCTGCAGCTCAGCTCTGTCCTTGATGCGGTTGGAACGGATATTCCGCGACGTTCTTTGACGCGCAAACTGGTTGGAAACCTACCGCTTACCAGTAATGTCCGATTGCAGTGATCTAATCGGAATGCCCTATCGGCTTGGGGCAGACGGTAGTGACGGGCATATCGACTGCATCCATCTTTGTTACGTGGCATTGGGGCGGATGGGCATTGAGCCGCCGCCGTTCAAGCAATCGTGGTATAGCGATAGTAAGTGGACGATATGTCGTGACCTAATGCGTTGGGGTTTTCGGGTCGAAAAGCCTGCGTATGATGGGGACATTCTGCTGCTTCCGCAGCAATCCTGGGCATTCGCAGTCACATGGCAAACGGGGATTCTTTACATAAGCCCAATGTCAAAGAAGGTGCAATGGTCTTTGGCCCGAGCGTTTACAACGTTCCACTGCTTCCGTACGAGAGAGAATTAATAAAAACGATTGGGATCACGGAGGAAGAGTATAAAGAATTTACTGCTGAAGTTCGCCGCAGAGGTCGTGTTCGCCCTGCTGAGTATGCACATATTCCTGATATCAGATGTGAACCTGCAACGACAACTGCAATTCTTGTCAATTTAGCCATCAGCCTTGTGCTGACAGGCGTTGCTTATCTGCTAACACCAAAGCCCAAGATGCCTAGGGCCCGTGAAGGCGGCGCCATTGATCTTGCTGGAGCGACAGGTGCAGGTCGTTTTACGCCAACACGCGGATTTGAAACCCTTGCAGAACTAGCTGATTACGCTTCGCCGGTTCCGATTATTTTCGGGCGATACCACTCTAGAAAAGATATCCAAACTGGCGGAATGCTGGTCACGCCAAGACTGATTTGGTCGCGGATGTTTAGCCATGGAACGTTCCAGCGAGCACAGTTATTGTTTGCCGTTGGTGAGCAAGGTGTTGGCAAGTCAGGTATTGCGGTGCCTGATCTTGAAGGCATTTTCTTGGGCAACAATGCCCTTGATCAAATTTATGATGACTTCTTTGCGTTCTACTGGAAGAAAAACTCGCAGAACACTAACAGCCCAAACGATTTTAGGATTCGAGTTGGGAACCATCAGTATGGCACCAAGGGTACGCCCGATTCAGGAGATCCTGGAGCGGTTGGCGGCAAAACAACTGAAGTCTTTGTTTGCCCTGATTTAGAGCAAGATAACGCTACGGCATTTTGTCAGGCTTATTCACCTGCCAATAGTACAGAGTTTGGCGTCTACAACCCGATTGCAAACGGTACGGGTTATCGGGTGAATTATGACATCATCTCGATTCCTGGAAAGGCCAAGGATCCTACGCCTGCGACAAGATCACAGGCTTTGTCGCGACTCAAGATTGTTGGCGATGAAAATTATTTCCGCCCAGTCTCTCAGGAAGGTCAAGGCCAAGCAGGGCATATCGGTGACGATGATCATACCCATAGCGTCATTAACGATAACCAGCTAGGGATCGGTCGTAATTACAGCCCAAGGATGGGCATTACTGAGATTATTAAAAACGGCAACGCAAGGACGTCGGGCGGAAATCTTGTCAAGACCATTTCAGACGTATCTGTAGATGACATCGCTAAGTTTGTGATTAGCGCATCATCAATTAAAAGTAATCAATATCAATATGAAGGAAGAGGCGAAAGCGTAGACGACATCAATAGCGATGTTGAATCGTTGCAGATTGCGGCTGATGACGCGATGCGTTTGGGCGAACTCTTTGAAATTGGTGGGTGCATTTGGAAGGTAACTGCACGAAAGCTGACGCGGTTTGACTCAACCGAAGATCAAGTCATTGACCTGACTTGCATTGACGCAAGCCATTCGTTCAAGCGATCAGTGGGCGTTGTTCACCCGACAAGGGTCATCAAGCCAAGTGATGAATATATCGGGGACAGCGTTGAGGGCAAGGAAGAGCAAAACGTTGAGGAAGACTTCTACCCAATCAACAAGGTTTCCGTTGCGGTGGTGCGTAACAACCGCCCAGCCGTTGTGACTGAGATTGGCATTAAGAGCACTGTTTTTCAAGCGTTGAGGGGCATCTGCTCATTCAACAGCTTGATCACGCCAAATGAAATCGAAGAGTTTGGCGAGGACAACATTCAGATCAATACAGGCCGAGCGAATGGCTACATTGTCAGAACAACAATCTTCCGAGTCTTTGTTCGAAAGGTTGGCGATCCGAATGCAGCTTACGATGTAATCCCATTGTTTTTTGCAATCAGGGGTTCACGACCCACGGCTCAATATACGTTTATTCGATTCAAGAATAACGATTTAGGGGCTGCAGAACTGGAGTTCAAGTTTATGCAGATGTCTGCATCAGAACTGCGGGAAGTGCCTGGCAATCAAATTGTTTACGACATCTCGGAACCGAACAGCGGCATTGCTGGCGGTCTGACTAAGAAGACGGTGACGGTTGGGGCGTTGGGCGAGATGGAGGTTGCATTCCCTTGCAATCAATTCCAGGGGTTCAAGAAAAAATCGATTGAGCAGAATAAGGAGTTTTTCCGTAAGCCGCGCACGATTGCTGGAACGACAACAGGGTTTTACCCGGAGACCGTTGTCATTGAGGAAAATAGGCCCGAGAACATTTCAGCCAACCTTGCCACTGGCGACCTAAAGCGAGTGGTCAACATTGGCAGCATTGACGGGTCAGTGCAGGGCAAGTCTGGAGCGTTTCTGTATGACTTGGCTGGCGACTCCGACAGCTCGCAATATACAATCAACCAAGATTATATTTTTGAAACGCAAGAGTATATCTCAAACAGGACCAAGCCCACCGAAGCGAATGAAGGTTACAAGCGGTCGTTGTATTTACGTTGGACGTTGAAAAAAGTCGCAAATGGGACGACTTATGCTGTGAACAACGGTCAGCAAACGACTTGGCGATTCAGGAAAGTTGAGGTTTTGGGTTGCGTTGCTGATGGAAGCATCGCTGACTTCAACACCAATGATGAGTATGAGATCAAGAGGGGCGCTCAGGCCACGAACATTTTGAGCGGTCACGCTAACTATCCAGATTCAAACCCGTTTGTCAACAATCATCCTGATGGTGATCTGCGATGGTCTGGGATGAAGTTTAAGGTGCAGGAAATAAGGTTTGAGGAGGCTGTTGACGGCAAAGCGCAAAGCTATCGATATGAGATTTTTGGCGACGCACGAGATTATCCGTTGGACACAACACGTCGCGTTGAGCAAGTTATCACTGATACGACTGGAGGTGTAACCAAAGACATCAAAATCAGGTTTACAGCGACAACAAAGCAACTGGCTGAAGATTATGCGTTGCAAAATCGGATTGGCTGGAGCACGCCAAAGCTGAAAGTCATTATTGACGGCACCACAACGACTAACTGGCCTGAAGGCGAAACTACGATTCAGACCTATAGCATCGGCTCTGACAATCCTCATCGGACTGTTTATGACAGGGCTGGCTTCAAGCTAAGAGTTGCAAGCCTGCAGGAAGTTGCCGTTACAGAGCCTGAGACAACACAAGGCGATGCGCTTTTTGCAGAGCGAACTCAGGTCAGTGACATCAGTTACTATCGCAGCCTTGTCGAGAAATCAAACGACAGCTCACCAGAGCACGAGATCGTCTATATCAACGAGATCCAGGAAAACAACAGCCTTCCCACGATGGAAAACATCACATTGGCGGGGCTATCTCTCAAAGCGGGTCGTAACTTTACCCAGCTTGATCAGTTACGTTGCTGGCTTGCCGAAGGCATCCCTGTGGAGCGGTTGCACCCTGACCTTGAAAAGGTTTACGAAAACACGTCAACTATTGGGCCAAGCAACCTGTTCACCGATCTGATCTATTTTCTGCTGACCGACCAGATGGCTGGAGCGGGCGGCTTAATGGGAATGGATGGCGACAATGCTCCTTTGGTCGATAAGCAACAGCTTATTGAAACCAGCAAATTCCTGTTTAAGGAAAAGCTGTTCTTCAATGGCTCGATCGTGGATCGGTCGAACCTGAGGCAGTTTATTGCTGACATGGCGCCATACTTCCTCTGCAATTTTGTGATTACAGACGGTAAGTTTTCGATCAAGCCAGCGTTGCCAGTGGGTGGTCTTGGTGGCATGAAGGAAGGTGCCGTGCCAATTGAACAGCTTTTTACTGAAGGCAACATTCTGGAAGACAGCTACAAGATCGATTATTTGTCCTCTGAAGAGCGTCGATCGTTCCGTGCAGTGGTGCGTTACCGGCAAGAGCGGCCGAATACGTTGCCGGAAGAAAAGGCGATCAGTGTTGAGCCAACCAGTGAAGGGTATGTCAATCCTGGCGTTGAGCTGCTTCCGCAAGAGCAGTTTGATCTGACGCAATTCTGCACGTCAGAAAGTCATGCGGTTTTGGTCGCCAAGTATTTCTTGAGCCTGCGCAAGCTGGTTACGCATACGATCAGCTTCTCAACGACAGTTGATGGCTTGAACATTAAGGCTGGATCGTTTATCAAGGTTGTCACCCAGTCCAGTCCGTACTCAAGCGCAAGTGTTGGCACTGTGAATGGCTCCGGGGTGATTACAAGTGTGACTGACCTTTTGGATGGTCAATACACCGTCAACTATTACAGCGGTGATGCCAGTGAAGTGGAGCAAGGCGTCATGCCTGTCAGCAATGGCGTCGTGACAGACAGCACGTTCTATAACACTGTGTTCTCGGTGGTCAACGACGTTATTTCACAGAACGTCTATGTTGTGGAACAGCTGACTTTTTCACAGGAGGGCACTGTGGATATTGTGGCGTCAGAGCATCCCTGCTTTGACGATGGCAGCAGCAAGCTTGTTGACGCCATCAAAAACGATAGTTTCCGGGTGACCTGATGGCCTTTCCAAATTTAGTTCCAACCAGCCGGTCATTCGATGCTGGCGACTTTCCAATCAAGACGTTCAAAGCGCAGAACGGAACTGAGGTGCGGATTCTGTATGGCAGCAACCGCACCAACATGAAGATGGTGTTGACCTACAGCAATATCACTGATGCCAATGCTGCGCTGTTTTTAAATCATTACAACAGTGAAACGAGCGGTACTTTTAACACGTTTGATATTGCGAGCAATACGCGATCAGGCTGGACCGCTCTTGATAGCTATTTAGGAGCAACAGGGTCTGGCAACAAATGGCGTTATGAGAATGCGCCGCAACAAGTGCAGGTGCGACCTGGGATCAGCACTGTTACAGTGAATTTAATTGGTGTGCTCTGATGGCGAAGGTCTACAGCGGCAGAGATGGCGTGATGCAGCTGTCTGGCTCGACCATCGCCAAGGTCGTGAGTTTTTCAGTGCAATCAAACCTTGAAACACTGGAAACAACGACGCTGAACGAAAACCTGCGCAGTTATACGCCTGGCGTCACCGGTTATAGCGGTACAGCGAGCTTGTTGTATTACAAGGAAGATAACGGCAGCGTTAACACCACAAACCTATTGAACAAGCTGTATAAGACTGGAACGTCAGGCGTTAGTAGTTCTGACACCGTTGACTTGACGTTTCGTTGGATCGATGGAACCGATAACAACGATATCAAGATGACGGCTTATATCACCAGTGCGAGCATTGGGGCGGCAACAGGTGAGATCGTCCGCGCTGAAATTAGCTTCCAGGGCACTGGAGCGTTGACGACGGTAACGATTTCATGAGCATTTATCTTGGCACCTTTGGAAAGGTTGAGTTGCGTCGTGAGTTTGACGGCACTGACCTTCGATCGATCGTTAATACAAGCGATGTCAACACGTCGCGAAAGCGTCTGAGCTTTGACTTTCAGCTAGGGCAACTGATCACTGGCGATCAAGTTGAGATTACTAGCACCAATGGTGCTGCCTTGTCATTTTTCGACAGTTATACCAAGACGAGCATCAAGCGTTATATCAACGTTGATGCGTTGGGTGGCATCAGGTTTTATACCACGTTTGCCAATGCAATTAATGGTGGCCCAACCAATGCTGATGCTCTTGCCGTTCCGGGGGCAAACATCCCGATCAAGGTAAGCGTTGAAAACGCTGATTATCGGGTTATCGCTCAGGTCAATAGCTTTGAGCTGAACACGCAGCGAGAAACGATTGATGCGACAGCGTTGTCTGATGAATTTCGCAGTCAGGTTAGTTCGCTGTTGTCTGGCTCAGGTCGGATGTCGTGTTTCTGGGAATATACCGGAGAGACAGCGGACGACTTGCCGCAGTACCTGTTGCAACTGGTTTTGCGCACTAAAGTTGGCGGTCAATTTCGAGCCAAGTTTTATTTAAAGACAAGCGGTCATAATCCTAGCGGCATCGCCGCAAACGCAAATGATGAAATCTGGTACGAATTTGACGGGGTATTAACATCCTGTGCTTCTCAATTTAGTCCATCAACAGCGGTTCAATTTACTGCTGATTTCGTAACAACCGGTGAAATAGCACTTAAGGTCAGCCTGACGCCAACTGACAAGCTCTTGCAGGAGAATAGCGATGACATACTCTTGGATCAAGATGGCACAGCTAAGCTGTTGCTAGAAAGTTCCGACGTTTAAGCCGAGGAGGCTGATCAGCAATGGCCGATCTTAAAATCAGCGAACTCAGCGCTCTGGCTGGTGCGAATCTAGTCGCGGCCGATGAGCTGGCCATTGTCGATGATTCTGCAAGTGAAACCAAGAAAATTACGGTTTCGGACCTGATTGCAAATGGCGTCACCCTGATCAGTGACGACACCATTCCAGGCGCCAAGATTTTGTTTGGTGCGGGGGATGTCTCCTCTGCCGCGATTGCTGATTCTGCGGTTGCAACGGCGAAGATTGCTGATGATGCAGTCACGGCGGCAAAGCTTGCCGACGAATCAACTGTTGATCTGGTTACAACGCTGCCTGCATCTGGAGCGTTTACCGGTCAGCTGGCACTGGATACTGACGACAATAATTTGTATTTGTGGGACGGATCTGCTTGGCAGAACATTGTTGCCCCTGGTTCGGTCAATACCGTTAGCGGCAGCACCACTGGCGAGATCAACATTGTTGCTTCGACTAGCGGATCAACCGTCACGATTTCTGCAACGATCGATAACACCACGTCTGCTGCTCAGTTTTTAGCAGGACCAACGGGATCTGGTGGAACGGTTGGTTATCGCACGATTGTTGGCACTGACCTGCCTGTTGCGACGACTTCCGACAAAGGTGGTGTGGTTGTTAATGGCAATGGTCTCGTCATGGATGGCGACACCCTTGAAATTGACAACACCGTTACGTCTAGTGCAACACATCATGTTGTCACGTATGACGCCAATGGTCTGATCACTGGCGGTCGTGTTATTGCATCTGCAGATCTCCCGATTGCAACGAATGCCGCAGTTGGTGGTGTTATTGCTGGAACTGGTCTGACTGTTGATGTTACCGGCAACCTGAGCATCGACAATAGCGTCACGCCTGGCACTTATACGAAAGTCACGGTTACCAGCGAAGGCGTTATTTCTGCTGGCGATACGCTTGCAGCTGCTGACATTCCAGATCACTCAGCAGCAAAGCTAACCTCTGGAACGATCGGCACCAGCTTGATTGCGAATGATGCAATCACGTCAGACAAAATGGCGGATCAATCCACCACAAAGTTTGGCGGTGCAGCAGGCAGCGATAATGTTACTATCTTTCCGACTGGTGATTTTAAAGGTCAGTTCTTTTACGACGAAACGACCCAAGATCTTTACATCTACACCGGATCATCGTTTGTTCCGATCACGGTTCTGTCGGGCAACTTGGTGAATGCTGGTGCGTATAACGCCAGTACGAACCAGATGAGCAGCGTTACGTCTGCTGGTTCATCGGCTGGTTTTTCTGTTGGGGCGGCACTTCCTGCACCTGCTCAAACCAACCTTAACCATTACGTGGTTGTTGACACCAGTGGCACGGGTACTGGTGCAGCGCCTGCAGTTGCATTGGCACCGCCGGACATGTTGCTGTCGCAAGGTGTCGGTACTGAGTATTCACTGATTGACGTTTCGAACGCTATTGCGGGCCAGACAGCATCGAATATCTCGTTGATTGCAACGGGCAACATTATTGCCACTGATGTTCAGGCTGGCATTCAGGAACTTGATTCTGAAAAGCTTGCCAAGGCAGGCGACACGATGACTGGTGCGTTGGGCATCGGTACAGCATCCAGCATTGTGTTTGAGGGTTCAACTGCGGATGATTATGAAACCACGCTGACTGTTGTTGATCCAACTGCTGACCGGACGATTACGTTCCCGGATGTTACCGGCAATGTTGTCACGACTGGTGACACTGGAACGGTAACTAGCACGATGATTCTTGACGGCACGATCGTCAATGCAGACATCAACGCTAGTGCTGAGATTGCCGTTAGCAAGTT